TGAGGTGAAGTAATGCCACGTTACGACTATAAGTGCAAGAAGTGCGGAGCTATTGAAGAAGCAATGCATGGCTTTGAAGACGAACCGACAATGTATTGTTTGGATTGTGGGCAGCCAATGGGCAAACTGCTTGGAATGCCGTATGTGTCTCCGTCGTCAACGCCTACTCGTTCTGGCGACATTGACATGGCAGCAACTCGTCAAGCCGAGAAAGACAAGGATGCTGATATGGCTGCGTATAAGCGTCTTCGGAAAGACGGCGTACAGCCTCCTAATATTAACGGGTCTGCGAAACTAGAGGCTAGAGCGGAAGAAAAGCATGAGGTAAACTCTGGTCACACGTTTTCTACTGCTTCTGCCCGTAAACGCAATATGGGCCTTGTGAAAGACATTGTTGACTAATGACCGCGCAAACTTGGATTGATGCAACACGCGATCTGCTTCTAACTGATTACACCGAAGAACTGGCAACGCTCGGCGGCAACATGACCGTCGGCCAGTCAACCATTTCGTTTGACAAGCCTTCTTCTAGCCCTATTGGTGTTGTAGCTGGCGCAACCCTTGAGGTCGGCACCGAGCTTATGTACGTCTTTGATGTGGCTACTAACGGCACAGTGACGGTGCAACGTGGCTACAAGGGATCTACAGCGGCTGCTCACTACAACAACGATCTTGTTACGATCAATCCTAAGTTCCCTGCATACCAAATTTTGGATGCTTTGAACCACGAACTTCGTGACCTGTCGTCACCACAAAACGGTTTGTTCCAAATGAAAACCGTTGATCTGACGTTTGCCTCGGCACAAGACGGCTACGACATGACCGGCGTCACCGACGACATCTTGTCTATCTACCAAATTACTTACTCTGACCCTGGCTCAGAAAACTCTGAACCTGTCCTTCCAGAGTTCACGCTACGCCGCAACCGCAACACATCATCGTTCGCATCAGGCTACGCACTCATCCTGCACGCCGATGCCTGGCCTGGAGAAACTGTCCGTGTTCAATACAAAACTGGTTTCGCAACGCTGTCAGACACTACGACTGCGCTTTCTACAACTGGCCTGCACAGCGAGGCATACGATCTTCCCGCTCTAGGCGCTGCTATGCGACTCATGTCGTCACGGCCTATCCGACGCGAATTCCTAGACGAACAAGGCTCGTCACGATCTGCCGAAGAAGTCCCACCAGGCGCAATCTCCGCATCAATCCGCGACCTACGCGAGCTTCGCAACCTTCGTGTAAACGCAGAAGTTTCTCGTCTTGACAGCCAGTACCCGACGTACTGGATGCGTTCTTCCGCAGGCAAGACGCAAACTAACCTTTACCGGGGGTACTAATCATGGCGCACGCGCCAGAACGTCTCCCAGTCACGCTAGACAACGTTTCGTACTTTGTAGAAACACAAGGTTACGCCAGAACAACTGTGCCTGTGTTGCGTGAGCAACGAGATACGTCTGATGAACCTGGCGAGCAGCGACTCAACACGCAGATGTGGGTTCGTTCACAGACGGACTGGTCGTACGGTAGCGGTCAAGAATACTTTGACAACGCTGACTCTGACCGTCGCCGGTTCTACCAATCAACTGGTATTGACGTTTGGACTAAAGGCCAAGCTTCTTTACTTCCAATTATGGAAGACAAAAGCGGTGCTGAAACTTTCACTAATGTAATTATGAAGGTGTTTGTCAAAGACGGCACCGACTACATGTATGTTGCTTCAGGCAGCAACCTTTACTGGTCAACTGACTTTGCTGACGAAACTCCAACGTGGACTCAGATGGGTGACCCTGCGTCTGGTACGGCAGACACGATTGCTGACATTGCGTCTGACGGCACCAACGTTTACATCTCGTACGGCACACGTTATGCCACTTCTATTGCTGTAGGTGCCGCTGCTTCTACAGAGCCTGCAAACTTTACTAACAAGAACGTCACGTTGTTTCGTGTTGTTGGCGGTCGCCTTATTGAAATGCATGGCGACGAAATCCAAGAATTAGACGACAGCGGAACTCTTATCACAAACTCGCTTAGCTTTACGCTGCCACTTAACGGCACATGGGTCGATGCTTGCTCCGGTCCTAGAGGCATTTATGCAGCTTGCAATACCGACGACGTTGGTTCTATTTACTTTATTTCAACCAACGAAGACGGACTTCTTAATCAGCCTGCACAGGTAGCTGACTTGCCACGCGGCGAACGAATCAACGCAATCGAATCATACGGCGGCGTACTCGTTCTTGCGACCAGTCATGGATTCCGGCTTGCAAGCATGCAAGAAAACGGTTCGCTTTTGTACGGACCTGCAATCGTAGACCACGGCAGCATCTACTCTATTGCTGCTGACGACAGGTTCGTGTGGCTAGGCGCAGCCGGAGGCGAAACCTACCGTGCAGACATTTCAAAGTTTAACGAAACACTTGTTCCCGCTTACGCTAAAGACGTTGTTTCTACAGGCGCAGGCGCTGGCGATGTTACTTGGCTAGCCCGAGCAGACAGCAAAACGTATTTCGTTGATGTTGTTAACGGCGTCTACGGCGAAGCTGCATCAGGCAACAAAGTCGAATCAGGCACTCTTACCATTGGCGGCATCCGTTGGAACAGTCAGTTCGAAAAGGTTCTGCGACAAATAGAAATCCGTTCGTCGCCTACTTTGGCGCTTGCCAGTGGAACTGCTTACAACGAATCAACCAGAACTTACGACGACGCTGACCTCATCTACAATGGTCTTCTGTCACCAGTTTCAGGAACAATTAAAGTCACAGTAACTACAGGCACAGGCGTTGACCTCTCTGAAGTTACGCTTGTTGACCGTGTCCCAACAACTCTAGACTACGCACTTTCTGACAAGTTTGACCTGACGTTTACGTTGGAACGCGACATTGCCAACCCGACAGTCGGACCTGTCCTTGAGTCATGGCAGATCGCAGCGTTCCCATCCCCAACTCGCATTGACGAAATTGTTCTACCTCTTATCTTGAAGAAACGTGTTGCTAGCTCACGCGGTTCTGGCGCAGCTATCCAACAAGATCCCAAAGCCCTGTACGACACTCTCCGTACAATCATGGCTGACCGTAGCGTCGTAACGTATCAAGAAGGCAACCACTCTGAGCAGGTCATCATTGACCAAATCCAGTTCTCTCCAGAACAGCTATCTGCTGATGCTGACTGGTGGGAAGGCACATGCATTGTGCGACTGCTCACTGTGCCCTAAGCTTGTGTAAAACCACGGGGAGGCTGTGGATGAAGAAACTAATCATTGACTGCGAGACGGCGCCTAACTTGGCTTACATTTGGGGGCTGTGGAACCAGAACGTAGGTTTGAACCAGATTGAGAAGACTGGTTCTGTGATCTCGTTTGCTGCGAAGTGGCACGGGTCTAAGAAGGTGATGTTCTACTCGGATCATCACGACGGCCACGACGAGATGGTGCGGGCTGCACACGAACTGCTGTCTGACGCTGACGCTTTAATTCATTACAACGGCAAAGCGTTTGACGTGAAACATCTACAGCGCGAGTTTCTGCTTGCAGGGTTTGGGCCTGCTGCACCACACATCGACATTGACTTATTGAAGACAGTCAGGTCACAGTTCAAGTTCCCATCCAATAAACTCACTCACGTTTCTGAAGCATTGGGGATCGGCACAAAAACTCCGCACACTGGGTTTGATCTTTGGCGCGACTGCATGATGGACGACCCTAAAGCTTGGGCGCTGATGAAGAAATACAACATTCAAGATGTCAAGCTCACTGAAGAGTTGTACGACCGTCTGCTGCCCTGGATTCCGAACCATCCGAACGTGGCGTTGCATATCAATAAGCCGGACGCGTGCCCGCAATGCGGCGGCGGTCCGCTCGTATCAAACGGTATGCGTGCTACCAAGTCGATGACATACCGCAGGTTTCAATGCATGGCTTGCGGCGCTTGGTCGAAGAATCGCGTGGCTGAGCAGACTGCTAGACCTAATTATGTCTAACGCCCTTCTAGCGCTCGCAACCTGGCTTCGTGATCGTCTAGCGTGTCTCGAACACGATCAAAGTTCTCCTCGCCACGAGCAAGCCGAACCTGAATATCAATCAGAATCTTGCTGACCCACGCCATCCAAGGCAACAGCAGCGCTGTCAGGATCAGCGGGATGATTTCGGTCACGGCCATGCGCGGACGTTAACACATAATTATGCATAAGTTTAGCGGCAAATTCAGCGTCCATCACTGCAACTTTGCCTACTTTTGCACCGACCTCGGTACGACGGTCACCGTGGATAGCGAACAACACGAACGGCCTGTCTTCTGCCACCCGTCGCAGCTTCGGTATCCAATCGAATAACACCCACCGCTTTGCAAATTTAACTTCGACCACAAACGGTTCACAATGAATGTCATGGCTTTCACGAGACGACTCGGTTCGGTGAGCGTCACCAAACCCCGCTCTCTGCAATAAATCAAGGATCTCGTTCTCACCCTTTGTTCCCTTATCTCTTGCCTTACTCATAGATTCCTCGCTACGCTAGTAACCATGTTCTCATCAGAAACAGCCAAGGACACGCTTGAACGTGCCGTATCTACTTTTGCTCAAACTCTTGTTGCTCTCATCGGTACTGATGGTGCTGGCATCCTTGATGTTAGTTTGGTGGACTCGGTAAGCGCAGCATTTGTCGCAGCCGTACTGTCTATCCTTAAATCGTACGCTGCTTACAAGGTGCCTACGAAGACTAATGAGTCTTGATAACGACCTATACGGCGTTCATCCAACGCTAGAACTACGCGTCCGTGGACTGCTGTCAGAGCCTGCTCTCAAGCGTTACAGCACATACCCTGGCTTGCGCTCGTACTCTAAGCAGAAAGCGCTGTATGACAAATACAAAGCAGGCAAAGGCAATCTAGCCGCTGATCCTGACCGCATTCTTCGTACAACAAAAGATTTCCCATACGAATGGAAACCTCGCGGTTCTTGGCATATGAGGCAAGCAGACGGCTGGGGTCACGCTGTAGACCTGAAACGTCCCTGGAACGTCAGTCAGGCTGCGGCCAATAACGCAATCAAACCATATCTTAAGAAGTGGGGTCTGAAACAAACGGTCAGCAGCGAATGGTGGCACGTTCAGGCTCTTACAAGTTCAGGCTGGGTCGAAGGACCAACGCCGGAAAGCATTGGCATGTTTAT